CAGACCGATGTCACCCCAATGAATGTTGGGTTCTCCACTGTCACTTGCACATTGTCTGACTTCAATGCAGCCGAATACAGCGATGTGTTCAGCCAGCAAAAAGTTAACTTTGACGAGCGCTCTGAGCTTGTGCAAGTTGTCGGTAACGCAATCGGTCGCCGCCAGGATCAACTGATCCTTGATGCACTGATCGCTGCCAGCAGCACCGGCACCGTGGCAAATTCAATTGGTGGTTCAAACACCAACATGAATATTTCCAAGCTGCGTGAAGCCGCAAAGATCTTGAACACCAAGAATGTGCCAGCCGAAGGTCGCAACATCATCATCCACGCCAATTCGTTGGCATCGATGTTGGAGCAAACCTCCGTTACAAGCTCGGATTTCAACAGTGTTAAAGCTCTGGTTCAAGGTGAGATCAACCAATTCATGGGCTTTACATTCCATGTGCTGGGTGACCGCACTGAAGGTGGCTTGCCCATCGATGCTTCCAGTGACCGCACTCTGTTCGCATTCCACAAGGATGCGATTGGCTATGCAGAAGGTATCGCTCCAAAGACCGAGATCAACTACATCCCAGAGAAGACCAGCTATCTTGTCAATGCCCTGTTTAGCGCAGGCGCAATTGCCATCGATAGTGAAGGTATTGTGAAAATTACCGCACGCGACACAGCGGCTGCGGCTTAATAGGAGGGTCGCAAAATGGCTTTTTCTAGCACTGGTCTTGTGACCGTTTGCGCTTCCAAATCTGGAAACGCGCCCAACATGTATCTGTATAAGACAACAGATACTCAAGCCACGGTTAACACTGTGAGCTACTTTGACAGCATTGCATCGCTGTTAAATGTGGGTGACATTATTTTTGTCTATGACGCTACTACGCCAAGTTTGGTGTTGACTTATGTCAATGCTGTATCCTCGGCTGGTGTGGTTGACATTGCTGACGGAACTACCGTGAGCGCAACTGACACCGACTAATCGGTGTTGAGTCAACTGGGCCATCTTCTGGGGATTCTCGGAGGATGGCCTTTCTTACATTGAGGGGTTCAAATGGCTGCTGGTGACACTGGTGTTTCGATCTGCTCTGATGCCCTCCTCCTGATCGGGGCAAAGGCAATATCGTCTTTCAATGACGGCACAGACGAGTCGAGTGTTTGCGACCGCCTGTATCCCGACATCCGTGATTCCACCCTGGTCATGTACCCGTGGACATTTGGCATGAAGAAGGTGCAGCTTGCGAAGCTGATCACCACCCCAAACAGCGTATGGCTGTACGAATATCAACTGCCGGGTGACCGACTCGCCAGCCCCCGCGCCGTCTATGAGACCGCGCAGCCAGGCGCTCGCCCACGGCAGGATTGGGAGATCCAGGGCGACAAGCTCCTGACGAATCAGCCCGAAGTCTTCATTGACTACCAATACAGCGTGCCAGAGTTTGCGATGCCGCAATACTTTGTGCAATTGCTCAAATATATGGTTGCATGGCACATTGCCGAGACCGTGACCGAGCAGCAAGACAAGGCCAACAAGTGGCAGCGCGTGGCCACAGGCGACATCAGCGAGAATGGCCGTGGCGGCTACTTCCGCACTGCTGCCCAGATTGATGGCCAGAACAATCCCGTGCGAGTCATTGAAGACTACAGCCTGATTGCAGTGAGGAACTGATGCCCCGTTTTGTCGAGTTCACCACCAACTTTGCAACCGGCGAGCTTGACCCGCTGCTGCGTGCGCGGGTAGACCTGGCTGCGTACAACAACGCCTTGGCCAAAGCCACCAATGTGCTGATCCAGCCCCAAGGTGGGCTGCGCCGCAGGCCAGGCACCAAGCATGTGTTTGAGCTGCCAAACAGCAGCACCCCAAGCGCTGGCAATGGCGTGCGGTTGGTGTCTTTCCAGTTCTCAGTCACTGACAGCTACATGTTGTGCTTTACCCACAACCGCATGCATGTCATCAAAAATGGCGTGGTGCAGGCCAACATCAATGGCACCGGCAACAGCTACTTGACCACCACAATTGGCAGCGACATTGTTGACGATATGTGCTGGACTCAGTCTGCCGATACATTGATCGTGGTGCATCCTGACTTACAGCCTGTGCGAATCACCAGGACAAGTGATACAGCATGGCAAGTTGCATCTATCAATTTTGATTCAATACCAAAATATGCTTTTGAACTTGATACACACATTCGCACAACAAGTACATTGGCGTTGACGGCTGTTTCTGGAAATGTGGAGTTAACTGCTACAAACACCAACCATACTACCGGCACGGCGCAGGCGGCGACTTCCAGTACTATTACTTTAAAGTCGGCATCAAGTTCTGTCGATGATATTTATGTTGGCATGTTTATTGAAATCACATCTGGAACTGGTGTTGGACAGACACGCTTATGCGAAGACTACGACGGCACAACCAAGGTTTTGACAGTTCATCCTGCTTGGGTGACAACACCAAACAGCGCCAGCCAATATGAAATTTCATCTTTTAAGGCGGCGGCGGTAAACCAATATATAAATGCGCAGCCTCAAGGGCGTGCCCGAATTGTTGAAGTGTTGACAGACACTAAAATTAGGGCTGTTGTTGAATACCCGTTTTTTTCAACTTCTACCATTGATCAGGGCAAATGGGAAATTGAACATGGTTATGAAGATGTCTGGTCGAGCACCAAGGGCTGGCCACGCACAGTAACTTTCCACGAAGGCAGGCTCTACTTTGGCGGCAGCAAGTCTCGGCCATCCACAATCTGGGGCTCAAAGATCGGCCTGTTCTTTGACTTTGTGCCGAGCGAGTCGCTGGATGATGATGCGGTCGAGGCCACGCTGGATACCAACGACCTGAATGTCATCACTGACATCATCTCTGGGCGTGACTTCCAAGTGTTCAGCACGGGCGGCGAGTTCTTCATTCCGCAAGCTGGATCTGATCCGGTCACGCCGCTGACCTTCACATTCAAGAATGTGAGTCGCAATGGCATCAAGCCTGGCACCCGGGTGCAGTCGGTGGACTCTGGCTCAATCTACATTCAGCGCCAGGGCAAGTCGCTCAACGAGTTCATCTTTAACGACACTCAGTTGACCTACATCACCCAGCGCATCTCGCTGCTGTCCGGGCACTTGCTCAAGGGGCCGCAGAGGGTCGCCCTGCGCAAGGCATCCAGCACTGAAGAGGCTGATCTGTTGCTGATGACCAACACCGATGACGGCAGCATTGCTGCCTTCAGCATCATGCGCAGCCAGCAAGTAACCAGCCCCAGCGAGTTCACCACCGATGGCCGGTTCATTGATGTGGGCGTGGATGTTAATACGATCTATGCGGTGACCAAGCGAACATTCAACAGCGTTGACAGGTACTTCATTGAAATGTTTGGCTACGAGTACTTCACCGACTGTGCGTTTGTTGGTGCCTCTGCTGGGGGTGTTGGAAGTGGCCTGCCCCACATTGGCAAGTCGCTCAATGTAATTTGTGATGGCTCACCTCAAGGCAATGAAACTGTGAGCGGCGGCGGCGCTGTAACCTTTGATCGGGAAAGCACCACCAGCTTTGAGGTCGGCCTGCCCATCAGCGTGTTTGTCAAGACCATGCCTGCCGAGGTCAAGCTACAGACCGGCAGCAGGGTGTCGTTCAAGAAGCGCATTGTCGAGATCAGCGCTGTGGTCAATGAGACCCAGAACCTGATCATCAACAACCAGCCGGTGGCTTTCCGCTTGTTTGACAACCCACTGCTTGATGATCCCGTGCCAGAGTTCACCGGAATTAAGCGCGTTAATGGCGTGCTTGGCTACAGCCGCGAGCAGTCTATTGAGCTGTCCCAAGATCTGCCGCTCAAGATGAATTTGCTCGGCCTCGACTATCGCGTGGCTGTTTTCTCAGGGACATAAGACATGGCAACAACACCAGCAGCAAATCCGTATGCAGGCCAGATGGCGGGTGCGGCAGGCCTCATTGGTGCCTACGGCGCAGCCGAGGCTCAAAAGGCTGCGGCAATAAACCAGCAGACAAGCTACCTCCTACAGGCACGCGACACGCTGATGGTGGCCGAGGTGCGTGCCGACATGAGCGAGCAGTACGCCACCATCCAAGCTGGCCGCACGGTCAAGAAGGCTGAAATTGAGGCGCAGAACTACCAGATCGCTGGCAACACCCTGCTCAAGAACATGCGTGCCACCAACGCCTCTATGCGAGCTCGGGCTGCTGCCAGTGGCGTGGTGGTGGGCGAGGGCTCTGTGGCTGCTGTGCAGCGCGAGAATGTGGCCGCAACAATGCGCGATGTTGGGATCTCCGACCTTAACGCCCTGACCGCGAGGGTATTGGGCTTTGAGGATGCCAGCGCCATGCTGCAATCAACCGACTACCAGAACATGCTCAACCTGTACAGCGCACGCAGCCAGGCTGGCCAACTTGATTTTGCTGGAGCTTCTGCTCGCAGGACGGGTGGCATCTTGGCCAATGCAACCTTGCTCAAGGGTGCCACTGATTACTTGAAAGTGACATAAGCATGGCCACCCAACGAATCGAATCAGGTCAGATGCAAATTCGCTCGGTCGGCAGCGTGCCCATGGTGCAGGCCCAGCAGCAGTCGGTGGACTACATTGGCCCACGGGTGGCGGCTCAAGGTGCTGGCCAGCTTGCCCAGGTTCTCGACCGCATGAGCGCAAGTGCATTCCAGATGGCAGGCACCCTGCGCCAGCAAGAAGGCTTGCAATATGTTGCAAGCAACCCGCCTTCAGCCGAACAGCTTGAGGCTGCAAAAAACGGGGTGACGATTGGCCTTGGCGGTCGGGGTGAAACATCTTCAATTGGCAGCACCGGCTCGCTCAACTTCTTTGATCAGGCCGTGGCCAAGGCTCGCAGCTTGGAGCTGTCAAGCCATTTTGAAATTGAAGGCCGCAACGAGCTCAACAAATTGTTGGTTGGTGTAGAAAACGGCAGCGTCACATCAGAGCAGGTCGGCGCCAAGATTAAAGCCATGTCAGACGGCTTCTTTCCTAAAGCGCTGGCAAACAGTGACCCAGAAGCCTCAATTAAGTTTCGCGCCACCATGGCCACGCACGGCAACACTGTGCTCAATGCCGCCTACAAGGCCGAGCTAGAAAGAGCCAAAAACCAACGCATTGCCAAGTTTGACGCTGACTTTGACAACAGTATTAGATTGCTGGAAGAAACGGTATCGCAAGGCAGCTTTACAGACTCAACCGGCCAGGTGCGTTCTGTTGACGAGCTCGCGGATGTGTTCCGCAAGAATGTGCTGACTCAATCCCTGCTGCTTGGCGACAAGGCTTTGCAGACCGGCTACAGCACTAAGTTTGAGGTGGCACTGCGCACAGCAAAGATCAACGCTGTAACCAAGGCGCTAATGTCTGATGCCAACATGGCTGACCCAGAGAAGACGCTGGCCAAGCTAAAGGCTGGCGACCTGGGCAACATGAGCCCGGTGCTGCAATCCATGATCACCAATGACTTTGAGTCGGTGGCCAAGGTGACTGCCAACTTCATGGTGGCCGTCAATCAGCGCAAGTCGATCAAGGATGCCAAGATAGCAGATGACAAGCGAGTTGCCGAGGGTCAAGCCATTAACCTGTTGGAGCAGATCTTTCCGCTGGCAGAGAACAGCTCCGAGCGCAAGGCGCTGATTAAACAGCTACTCGCTTTGCCAGAGGGCTCGGTGTCGGTTGGCATCCTCAAGGATGTGCTGGAGCCAAAGCCAGTGAAAGAAGCTGAGTCCAACCAGGGCATTCTTTTTAATCTGATTGATGGCATCTACAACAACACCATCACTGACTCATCCCAGATCAAGGCATTGGTTGGCAAAGGCATCACCGGCAAAGATGCTGTATCAGTTCTCAAGCTGCTACAAAGCGACAACAAGAGCGACAGCTCTCAGCTTGAGCGCGGCATCTCCCAGCTTGCTGGCATCCCAGTAATTGCTGGTAGCGTAGTGGTTCTTGACCCCAAGGGCGAGGAGTTCAAGCGCCGCAAAGAATTGCAAGCCGAGGCATTTCAGATTCAGTCAGCGGCTGCACTTGACAACAAGACCTTGACACCGCGCCAGATCTTGACCCAGCTTGAAGACAACATTGTCAAGCGCCGAAACAGCGAAGATGCCAAGGCCGCACAGAAGTCGCTGGCTGAGTTTGCCAAAGGCGCAGACGGCAAGTACAAATCAGGCCGTGATTGGATTACAGGGCCGGTAACGGAAGAAAATCTGCCTGCCCTGCGTCAAAAGGCTGGCAATGATCCCGCCAAGATGCGACAAATTAATGAGCTTGAGAAGCTGCTCAAGAGAGCTCGAGGAAACTAAGCATGGCCTACAGCCCCATTGAGAACAAGTACCTGTCAGCATTGACCGCCATGCAATTCCCGGATGAGCCGGTTGAGGTGGCCATGCCAGAGCAAACAGCCCCAGGCAGACAGCCTGGTGATGTTCTGCTGGCCGAGGCTGGCATTTCTCGGGGAATGCCCGAGCAGGCCTACACCGGAAGGTATCCAGACACCATCAAGGCTATCGAGCCAACTGTAAGGCAACGATTGGCTGACTTCTTGCAGTCTAAATTTGTAGACTTGGGCATGGATCAATACAAAGCTCGCAAGAATGCGCAAACATTGATTGGTGGCCCTAGCAGCAATTTGCCTTTAGATATTGGTCTTGCAGACTTTGCGCCATATTTGGGCACAACAATGCAGATGGAAGAGTCTGGACAAATGCTTGGCGATGCTGTGAGTTCAGCCAAGCGCGGAGATTATGGGACGGCTGCGCTGCAAACCGGCGGTGCTGCACTTGGTCTGGTGCCGGGAACACTAAGCACAATAAAAGCAACAAAGCAGCTTGCCCCCAAGGCTGCTGAAATGATGCTCAACATAGCGGAGAAAGGTGGCATGCCAGTGCGGATGGGCGCTGTGCCGCTTGAGCGTTATGGTCAAATGACCATGAACTCATCTGCCATGGTTGACAATGGCGCAGCAAAATTAAGTGAAAAAGTCACTGCCGAAAAGAACTTGCAGTTGTTGCCAGAATATCGAGTCAAGGTAACCGGCTCATACACGCCAGATGGCAAAGGCCAAAACATTGTCAATGATGTCAACCCCGGCAACTATCAAGATGTTTCTACACGGTTGGATGATTTGGCGACAGCATTCCCTGACCCGTTAAAGTCAAATGAATCATTTGCCACCATGATGGCCAATGTCTACAACTCCAATGAAGTTCCGATCCCGCCAAGCTGGTTGATCAGCAATGTCAACGATATGAAAAAATGGTCAAGCTGGTTTGGCTCTATGAGCAAAAACCAGATTGATGAAGCTGATCGTGGCTTTGCAGTGGTAGATAAATTCCGCAACATCTATCAAAACGGAACAGCCAAAGCAGACACAACCGGTACCCTGATGTTCTGGGCCATGCTTTCGCGCAGGGCATCTGCCTACCCGCATGAGTCTGGCTTTCTTGATCTTGCCGAGGCTATGCAGCCGCTTATCCAAAAGGCCGTGCGCGGCGAGTACACGCAGGCTGACATTGACACTGGTTTAAAAATGATCGGTCAAACGATTCCTGCTGGCAGTCCCGGCAATATGGTGACCAGCAACGCCAATGATTTCTTGCGAACATTCTTGCCCAAGATGAGCGAGAAATTGCCTGATGGCCGCACCAAGTTACAGGCACTGCACGATATGGTTGCCGATCCACAGATGACAGGGCCACAGATCAGACGCGATTTCTATAGCTTGGCCGAAGGTGTTGGCATCAAGAATAAGGTGCTGTCCTTTGCCTTGTTGGTGTCTGGCCGTGAAGATGTCATGGTGTTAGATCGTATTCAGATCAACCGCCTGTTTGCTGGCGGCGACAAGATTTATGACAATGTGGCTCATCTGTTTGATGGAGGCCCAGGCCTTGCCACATACGAGGCGCTAGAGCGATCTTTGGCTTTGCGCGTACAGGATCTATACAAGGAGGTTGGCCGAGCTGACAAGGCCAGCATTGGGCGCTACCACTGGGAGAGCTGGGTGTTATCGTCTGGCCAAGAGGTTGCTCACCCAACCCTTGAAACAATTGTCAAAAAGGCAGAAGGTGCCAATTTGCCTTTTGCCAATGTTCCGGTTAAAGAGGGCCGCACGCATGAGCGTGGCTTTGGCATCACCTATGAGCGCACGCCAGAAGGCGGCAACAGGTTTGTCTACGAGACGGCAGGCGGCGACAAAGTGGCCATGACCAAAAATGATTTGGATGAAATGTTCAAGCATGTCATGGAAAAGAAAAATGGGGTAATACCTGATGACTTTCCTGGTGTAAAATTCTTCAGCAAAGACACATTACCAGACGGTACGCCAAACGAATATTTTGGCAAAGCGTGGTACACATGGCCAGGAGTAAATCGTGAACTCATTGATGATTTCGCCGCCGCAATCGGCACCAACATCCCAGACTCAGGATCCGCTGGCGCTGTTCCGCGAGCTGTCCAAGGTGGTGCTGCCAATAGACCCCAGCGAACCGGAAGACCTACCCAAGCAGGACAGCAGCCAGGCGTAAATCAAGGCAGTGCGATTTCTGCCAAAGGAGCTAAGTGATGGCCATTGAGCAGAAACCCCTTGAGCAGCGCCTTGGCCAGATCCTGCCGAGTGCTGCGCCCAGCACGCCTGCCGAGGACATCCCTTTAGAGCCCATGCCTGGGGCCGTTCAAGCCGACACAACTCAGATGCCCGAGGTTGCTGAGATCGGCACCCCGTCCATGGAGGAGGGTGTCCAAGTCGCAGGCCCGATGGACGCTGCTCTGCGCAAGCTGATCACCCGGCAAGCCACCAAGGCCGAGCGCAACCTGGTGCCCGAGGCTGCGCGTGCTTTGCCCGGCGAGCTGCCTGATGCTGCCAAGGCTAGCCGCTTTAAGCTGATCCCCGAGGCTGACCAGCCGTTGACAGAGGCCGTTGAGCGAGCTGTCACCCGCAGGCAGACCTTTGGCATCACCGAGGGTAAACCCGGCGGCACGCCTGATGAGCCGTTCAACCTGTCCCGCTACCAGACCGAGGATGCCGCTGCCATTGTGGGCGGCGTGGCCGATGCGCTGAATATCCGCACCAAGGCGGTCACCTTCCAAGAGATCAAGGACAAGGCTGCTGAGTCGGGCATTGGCGAGGCCTTCCTGTCGCGCCTGATCGGCACTGACGGCAAGATGATGGCCAACGCTGTCGAGACCTACAAAGCGCTGGAGGTGCTGGAGTCCAGCGCCAACGAACTCGACAAGTTGTTCAAAATGGTCAACAGCGGCACGGCCACCGATGTGGACAAGCTCAAGCTGCGCCAGCAGATCGCCTTCCACGGCCTGATCCAGCGCGGTGTCAAGGGCATCCAGACCGAGACAGCTCGGTCGCTGGCTGTGTTCCGCATCCCCCGCGATGGCAATGCTGCTATCGTGCGCCAGGTGATTGATGAGTACGGTGGTGACGCTGCCCTGTCTGACTTGGCCAAGTCCTACCTGACGCTGGAGTCGCGTGCCGCTCAGAATGCTCTGGTTGAGAAGTCGATGATGTCGAGCGTGAAAGATGTGTGGTTCACCACCTACATCAATGGGCTGCTGTCTAGCGGCGTGTCGCATGCCAAGAACATTGTCGGCAACAGTACGATGGGCTTGTATCAAATGCCCGAGCGTTTGGTGGCCTCAATGTATTCGAACTTCTTGCCGAAGGCTGTGCGCGAAGGACGGATGCCCAACCTTGTTACCAAATGGGGAGATTTACTTCCAGGATCCGCGCAAGACAAAATTGCTTACGATGAAGCGCTGACCATGATGCAGTCGCTGCGCAATGGAGTCCTTGAAGGTTTGGAATTGGCAAGCACTGCCTTTAAGAAAAATCAGCCCAGCGACTTGATGAGCAAGGTTGAGGCCCAGCGCGGCAATACTGTCCCAGCAATCAGTTCTGCTGGCTTTGGTATTGAGCAGGACAAATGGTTTGCCAAGGCCATTGACTACTATGGCACAGCAGTTACGCTGCCAGGCAGAGCTCTCATGGCAGAGGATGAATTTTTTAAAGGTACGCTGTATCGGATGGAGCTCAACACTCTGATCATTCGGCGCAGCAAGACGGTCTACCGCGAATCGATAGAAGCTGGCGTTCCCGAAGCTGATGCTCTGGCAAAGATGGAGGCCGAAGCCATCAGCCTGTATCAAAACCCACCACGCGACCTAGATGAAGCTGCCTCCCTTTTTGCTCAAAAAGGAACCTTTACCGCTGAATTGCCACCGGTCTTGAAGGGGCTGCAAAAAGTCTTCAACAATCCAATTATGAAAGTGGTTCAACCTTTCTTTAAAACACCAGCCAACATTGGTTTGCAACTTGTTGAGCGCACCCCGTTTGCCCCACTGTCCAGCCAGTGGCGTGAAGAGATCGCCAAGGGTGGCGTGTACCGCGACATGGCTCTGGCCAAGGTAACGCTTGGCACAGCAACTCTGGCGACCTTTGGGTCACTGGCCGCTGAAGGGATGATTACTGGAAGTGGCCCTGTACGGAAAGAAGACCGTGACGCGCTGATCCGTGACGGGTGGCAGCCGTACTCCCTCAAAATTGGCGGCAAATATTACAGCTACAACGGCATGGATCCTATGTCTGGCTTTTTGGCAATTGCCGCAGACTACAGTGAATACGCTCAACGAGAGTCTGATGACAACAAAATTGCCGAGGTATTTTTAGGTGGAGCTTTTGGCCTTTACGAATACTTGGCAGAGCAACCTTATTTGCAGGGTCTTGCAGAAATTGCCAAAGTGCTTGGTATGGGCAAAACAGGTGCAGACGAAGATGAAAAAATTAAAAAAGGCATTGAACAAATAATTAAACAGGCCGGTAGTTTTGTTATTGGCGGCTCACCCGCTGGTGCTTATAGCTCAATGCTTGCTGGTTTTGAGCGGCTGTCTGACCCGACCAACCGGGACACCCGCGCCAGCCCCGAGCTGTCCATGGGCATGCGCGGCTTTGTTGAGGCGTTTAACAAGTACAAGTCGCGCATCCCGTACTTCAATGCAGACTTGCCAGAAGTGCTGAACCTGTGGGGCGATGCGACCAAGTCAGGCACGGGTGCAGTCTATGAGTTGGTGCTGCCAACTAGGGTCACATCCCAGCAGTTCTCGGAGGTGGATGACTTGCTGGTGCGGATGGGCTCACCCATTGGCATGCCCGACCGCAAGATCGAAGGTGTTGAGATAGATGCTGTGCAGTACAACCGGCTGCTGACCATTTACGGCAAGGAGCTGCCAAGCAAGGCTGAGATCTTGAACATCATGCAGACCCCAGGCTTTGACTTGCTGTCGCTGGATGATCAGCAAAAGACGGTGCAGAGAGTACATTCCAAATACATGAACGCAGCCAAAGACCAGCTCAAAATAGAAGAGCCCAGCCTACAGCCAAAAATTGATGAGCTTGAAGAGCTTAAAAAAGCCAACGGCCTCTATTACAAACCCAAGTAAACCCGTACAATTTCCATAAGCAAGGATTGAATCATGGCCATCCCAATCAGCAATGTAACCCGCCGAGCAGTCTACGCACCCAGTGGCACTGGTGGCGAGGGGCCGTATGCGTTCACTTTTGAGATCCTGGCCAACACCGACATTGCCGTGTTCAAGGACGATGTCCTGCTGACGCTGACCACCCACTACACAGTGGTCATCAACGCCAACGGTACCGGCTCGGTGACCATCACAGCCACCGGCTTGGCGCTGGCACCAACCTCGCCAACCCAGTACGCCATTGTCGGCAACCGCACTATTGCCAGGGCAACCGACTTCACAACCGGCGGCGACTTCTTTGCCAACACGCTTAATGATGAGCTGGATCAGCAGACTATCTTTGCCCAGCAAAATGCTGAGGGCTTGGTCAGGGCGCTGTCAGCTCCACAGACAGACCCGACCAACATCAACATGACCTTGCCGCTTGCATCACTGCGAGCCAACAAGACGCTGGGCTTTGATGCCAATGGCAACCCTGCACTGGGCGAAACCTTGGGCACCAACCGTGGCAACTGGGCTGCTAGCACTGTCTACTATGTGCGAGACATTGCAAAGGACACCACCACCAACAACATTTTCCAAGTCATCACGGCGCATACCTCAAGCGGGGCTTTGCCGATTACCACCAACGCTGACTCTGCAAAATGGACTCTGCTGGTTGATGCCGCATCAGCAACAACCTCGGCCACCAACGCAGCAGCCTCTGCCTCAGCAGCCAGCACATCAGCCAGCAACGCATCCACCTCGGCCAGCAATGCAAGCACCAGCGCAAGCAATGCGTCCAGCTCTGCCTCTGCCGCGAGTACAAGCGCCAGCAATGCAGCCACAGCACAGAGCGCTGCTGAAGCGGCACGCGACTCAGCCTTGGCTGCGTATGACAACTTTGATGATCGCTACCTTGGCCCCAAAGCAAGCGATCCAACGCTAGACAATGACGGCAACGCTTTGCTTGCTGGCTCCTTGTACTACAACACGACAGTGCCAGAGATGCGCTTGTACACAGGCTCTGCTTGGGTGGCCGCTTATGTGTCTGGTGCTGCGTATCTGCTCACTGCAAACAATCTGTCTGAGCTGACAGCGTCTGCTGCAACTGTCAGGACAAACCTTGGCCTTGTGATCGGCACCAATGTCCAGGCCTACGATGCCGACCTGACTACCTTGGGTGCCGGTGGCGCATCAGCCCGTACATTCTTGGGGTTGGCTATTGGCACGGATGTCCAAGCGTTTGACGCAGACACGGCCAAGACCGATGTGGCGCAGACATTCACAGCGCTCCAGACCTTTGCAGGCACTGCGTCAAATGCAGACTTGAAGACCTCCAACATTCTTGAGGTTGCAACTGTCTCTGCAACTGCGGCCACAGGCACAATTAACTTTGATGTCACAACCCAATCGGTTCTGTACTACACCACCAATGCCAGTGGCAACTTCACTGTGAACTTCAGGGGTTCAAGCGGTACATCACTGAACACCATCATGTCCACGGGCGAGTCTTTGTCTGCCACATTCCTGGTGACCAACGGCGCTACGGCCTACTACAACTCTGTTGTCCAAGTTGATGGCTCCACTGTCACGCCAAAATGGCAGGGTGGTTCTGCCCCGACAAGCGGCAATGCAAGCTCAATTGACAGCTACACCTATGTAATTATCAAAACAGGCAGTGCTGCGTTTACTGTGTTGGCCTCTGTAACCAAGTTCGCATAAGGACACGCAGATGCCCCGTCTATCAAAAATTGGAGCTGCTGCGCTTGCCGCCTTTGGGTGGACAGGATTGCAATCGGTTACTGCTAGTTACCTAATCGTAGCGGGTGGCGGTGGCGGAGGTGGTGGAAGTAGCACAAACGGCGGTGGCGGTGGTGGCGCAGGTGGTCTTTTAACAGGCACGGTGTCTTTAAACCCAACTTTGTCTTACACGGTTACTGTTGGTGCAGGCGGCTCTAATAACACCAATGGCGCAAACTCAACATTCAGTGGGTATGCCACATCCGCAGTAGGTGGCGGAAAAGGTGGATATGACTCTATTGCCGCAGGTTCTGGTGGTTCAGGCGGTGGCGGCGGTGGAACATCAGGTGCAATAGGCACAGCAACTTCAGGCCAAGGCAACAACGGCGGCACAGGTTCAACATCAGGCAACTGGGCTGGCGGTGGCGGTGGCGGTGCGGGTGCAGTAGGCGGAAGCACTGGAACGGGAACAGGCGCTGGCGGCGGCACGGGGGGAGCAGGAACTGCATCAAGCATTTCAGGCGCATCTGTTACTTATGCTGGCGGCGGTGGCGGCTCATCATATGACGGCGCGGTTGGTGCTGGTGGCTCTAGTATTGGCGGTAGCGGGGCTAAATTTACTCCTGCGGTTAACCCGACCAGCGCAACAGCAAGCACAGGCTCTGGTGGCGGCGGCTCTACAGGCACTGTTACTGCTGGTAATGGTGGTTCAGGTATCGTCATCATCTCCTACACAAGCGCAACACAATTATTCGGTGGTGGAACTGTTACCCAATCAGGCGGTAACTTCATTCACACATTCACATCTTCTGGCGCACTTAGCCCTTTGTCATCTGTAACTGCAAGTTACTTGGTAGTGGCTGGTGGTGGTGGCGGTGGTTCTGGTGGCGGTGGCGGCGGCGCGGGTGGTTTACTTGCTGGCTCTGGACTGAAGATTGACGCAAATTCTATTTACACAATTACAGTCGGTGGCGGTGGTACTTCAAGCACATATCCAAACTCAGGCGGTAAAGGTTCGGCCTCTGTTTTTAATGCAATCACCTCAACTGGAGGAGGGGGCGGCGAACACGGCGGCACTGTAGACAAAAATGGTGGTTCTGGCGGCGGCGGTTTTTACGGCGGTGCGGGTGGAACTGGTATATCTGGTCAAGGTAACAACGGCGGCGCTGGAAATAGCGATGGCAGTAATTACCCCGGTGGTGGAGGCGGTGGAGCGGGTGCAGTGGGCGGGAATGCAAGCGGAAGCACGGCAGGCAACGGCGGCAACGGTACAGCGTCCTCAATTTCAGGTTCTAGCGTCACTTACGCAGGCGGCGGCGGCGGTTCAGGTCGCAATTCTGGCACATCAACAGGCGGTACAGGTGGTGGCGGCGCTGGCAATGGCGCGGGAAGTGGCACAGCAGGAACTGCAAACCTTGGCGGCGGTGGCGGCGGCGGCGGTACGAGTGGCTCAAGTGGAACAGGCGGCTCTGGCGTAGTCATCATCTCTTACGCTGGATCACAAGTGTTTAGCGGCGGCACAGTCACTACTTCTGGTGGCAACACTATCCATACATTTACGACCAGCGGGTCTTTAGTCCCTCTTGTTTTTATTGAATATTTGGTAGTTGCAGGCGGCGGCGGTGGTGGCGGCAATAATAATGCTGGCGGTGGTGGTGCGGGTGGTTTTAGAACAGGCACAGGATTTGCTCTAACTTCAGGTACTTCATACACCATCACTGTTGGCGCGGGTGGAAGTGCGGGAGGAAATAACGGAAATGATTCTGTGTTCTCCACAATTACATCAACTGCTGGCGGCGGCGGTGGAAATGGTGGCGCTGCCTCGCCAAGTAATAATGGGAAAAGCGGTGGTTCTGGTGGCGGCGCTGGATTTGATTCGACAACTGTTGGCATAGGAAACACGCCTAGCACATCTCCATCACAAGGTAATAATGGTGGTTCGGGATTAAATACATCCCCTGAATTTGCGGCTGGCGGTGGCGGCGGTGCAGGAGAAGCAGGAAATACAGATGCACAAGGTGAGGGTGGTGATGGAACTGCATCATCAATTACGGGTTCATCTGTAACTTACGCTGGCGGTGGTGGTGGTGGAAATAATGAGAGAGTGGCTTCAGGCGGCGCTGGAGGTGGAGGTAATGGTGCTTACGCTAATATTTCTAATGCAACGGCTGGAACTGCCAATCGTGGTGGTGGCGGCGGTGGTCTTAGTGCAAATGTAACGGCTGCCGCAGGCGGTTCGGGCGTAGTCATCTTGTCTATTCCAACAACCAAATACTCTGGCACAACCACAGGCTCACCGACTGTCACAACAAGCGGCGCAAACACAATTCTGACTTACACATCATCTGGAACTTACACAGCTTAAAGGAAAACCATGTCACACTTTGCAAAAGTAGAAAACGGGATAGTCACTCAAGTAATCGTTGCCGAACAAGATGTCATTGACACTGGCATCTTTGGTCACGGCTGGGTGCAGACCTCATACAACACGCACGGCGGTGTTCACGCCAATGGCAACACGCCTCTGCGTAAGAACTACGCTGGGGTTGGTTACACCTACGACTCAGGCCGTGATGCGTTTATCCCACCCAAGCCTTACCCATCATGGACTATGAGCGAGGACACTTGCCTGTGGTCTGCACCAACACCAATGCCAACTGACGGCAAGCGTTACTCATGGAATGAGGCCACATTATCTTGGGTTGAAGTAAATGAACCAAATTGACGCAACAGATGCTAGGCTAGCTACGCATGAGGAAGTCTGTGCGCTGCGCTACGAGGCGATCCAGAAATCGTTTGAGTCAGGCAGCAAGCGCATGTCTCGCATTGAGTACATCTTGTACGCGCTGATTGCGGTCACGCTGCTTGGGCCAGGCTTTGCCGCTGAACTGCTCAAGAAAATACTGCTCTGATCATGGACGCGCTGCCGCCACCACCGCCAGCAGCGCAGTCGCCTGCCCTTGAGTGCATCAAGTGGACATGGACACCTGACCGGCTGCTGGTCTGGTGCCTTCAGTGGAGGAAGAAAAAATGATCGATCCTCTAACAGCCCTCGCTGGTATCCAGGCAGCAGTCGCCCTGATCAAGAAGGTCAGCAAGACTGTTGACGATGTGAGCTCGCTTGGCCCTGTGCTTGGCAAGTACTTCGATGCAAAGTCCACGGCCAGCAAGGCGGCGGTTGCCGCCAAGAAGTCAAAGTCCAGCATGGGCACGGCCATCCAGATTGAGATGGCACTTGACCAGGCCAAGCGCTTTGAGGACGAGTTGCAACTGCTGTTCATGCAGAGCGGCAAGATCGATGTCTGGAACAAGATCAAGTCCAGAGCAGCGGCCATGGATGTGGAGTCTGCCCATGACGCTCGGCGTGAGCGCGAGGCTGCTGAAAAGCGCAAGAAAGAAATAGACGAGGTCATTGAGTTGGCCTTGCTGGCGCTTGTCTTTTTCAGCTTGGTCGGGGTGATCTTGTATTTCAGCTTTGGCATCATGGAGCAGCGCGGGTGAGTTATGGCAGACGAGCGCCTTGCCCTAATTGACAAGGTGCTGGCCTATGTCAGCAGCCCCTTCCGTCTGTTTGCCATGGTGCTCATGGCCGTGCTCACCTTTGCTGGGTACTTTGTCTACGCAAACCAAGACCTGTTGATCGGTGCCTACAAAGAGTCCAAGAAGATCCCGAGCATTGCAGAGGACAGGGTGGAGGACGCAGCCGCGCACCTGTTCAAGCAGTCTGGTGCGCTGGTGGTGGCCGTGTTCAAGGTCAACAGCATGTTTGGCACTCGGGTTCTGTACCGTGCCTATGGCAAGAACGGCAGAGACAAAACGAATGATGGGCTGGATGTCGGCCTGTTCACCCAGAACGCAGCCAACAATGCCGATGTGGTCAAGCTGATGGCCAGCGAGATCCCATGCGGTGAGTACAAGTCAGCTCAATCAGAGATGGGCTTGTGGTACATCGCAAGAGGTGTCGCGTACACATGCCGTATCAGCGTGCCACCGGAGCCGGGGCGCTTTGTCGGACAGATCACAGTCGGCTGGGCTACGCAGCCAGAAGACCTTGATCAAGCAAAGGCAATGCTGCAAATTGCCGCAACCATGTTATCCAGGAGTAAGCAATGATTGGACTCGATGCACTGTTAAGCGTGGGCGGCAAGCTCATTGACAAACTGATCCCTGACCCAGAGGCCAAGGCCAAAGCCCAGCTTGACCTGGCCAAGATGGCGCAGGATGGCGAGCTGGCCAAGCTGGCCAACGATACCGAGCTGTACAAGGCCGAGCAAAACAACCTAAGTGCCCGGCATACTGCTGACATGGCCTCGGACTCTTGGCTGTCCAAAAACATCAGGCCCATGACACTGGTCGCCATCTTCATTGGCTACTTTGTATTTGCCATGATGTCTGCCTTCAAGCTGGATGCCAACGAGGTCTATGTCACCCTGCTTGGCCAGTGGGGTATGCTGGTGATGAGCTTTTACTTTGGTGGCCGCACGCTGGAAAAAATCATGGACATGAAGGCTAAAAAATGAACCTCACAGAACACTTCACGCTGGAAGAGCTGACAGCCACCAGCCACCGCCAGTTTGACAACACCCCGAATGATGCAGAGATGGCCAACCTGGTGCTGCTTGCAGAATTTTTGGAGCAAGTAAAGGCTGCGCTTGATGGCAAGCCCGTGATGATCAACAGTGCCTTCCGGTCAAAGCAAGTCAACGACAGCGTGGGCAGCAAGGACACCAGCCAGCACCGCACCGGCTGCGCTGCTGACTTCAAGGTGCCGGGCATGACACCGGACGCTGTGGTCAGGGCGATCATTGCGGCTGGCCTGCCCTACGACCAGATCATCCGTGAGTTTGATGCCTGGACGCACATCAGCATCAGCGAAAAGCCACGCCGCCAAGCGCTGATCATTGACAAGCAGGGCACCCGGCCCTTTGCGTAAGCTGGGCGCTGCTGGCACCATGACCAGCAGCACCCGCGCCTAGTTACTGAGCTGCACCCAGCGCACCCAGCCGCTTGCTGTAGGCAGCGGTATGCCTGATGCGAGCGATCATCTCAACCTTGCCGATGGTGGGCTCATTGAGCTCACGCAGCTCACGCAGCTTGGTCATACGCTCCCGCGCTGGCACCTTGGTGGCCATGGCAGTCTTCTCAGCAACCGCCTCATAGGCATCCTGCCACTCTTCCAGCGTGCCGTGCATTGAGTGCGGCTTGTCCTTGCCGGGCAGCAGGACAGCAAACAGCTCGCCTGTGGGTGCCTGCTCGGTCACCTCGGGGATGTTCAACACTTCAAAGCGCTCAACCATTTTGTCTGCAAAAGCGCTGGCCTCGCTGAGTGCCTTGAGCACAAAGTCTGATTCACCACTGTCAGCCTTGGCCTGGGCGACCAGCTCATTGACCGTGTCGGCCTCCTGATCGTGGGCAAACACTGACTCGATCACCGCCGGGTTGCTGGTCTGCTCAATCATGGGTGTTGGCGCGATCATGTCCAGCGGATTAGCCGGTTTAGCCACCTGTCGGGGTTTGGTTTCTTCCTGATAGTCCTGCGCCTCCTCGGCGGTGATCATGCCCTTGAGCACATCAGGAAAGGCATCCCTGAGCGCAAAGCCGCGAGCTCGCATTTGCATCATGCGTTTTGGGTATGCCGTCCATGGCCCCTGCTTGGCCCACAGGCCAGCACGCTTGGCATCCTCCACTGAGAACTTGGCGGTCACTGGCGTGCGACCCTTGCGCTTGGCCACGCAGACGGCCACCGGGTTGGGCGTGCCCTCACCCTCAAAGAACTCCTCAATATCCTCACAGACAGGGCTGGCCTGCACCAGCGCCATGAGTGCGTCACCATAGACCGAGGGCTTGCCATTGATGACAGCGATATTCTGGAGTGCTTGCATGGGTGCCAGCCCCATCTCCATGCCCCACTGGACACAGACCAGGATGTCTTGAGGCTTGCCCTGGTAGGCACGGGGCACCATGCTGGAGTTGGCCAGCATGTCTGAGAAGGTCATGGCCTCGGTGAGGGTGGTGGGGGCAAAGCCCCTGTTAGTGGTTGTCAGTTGCATTTGTTTCTTTCAAGTAGGTTTTCATGGTGGTAAAAATTAGGTTTGTCATGGCATCGACAAAGGCCTCGGCCTCATCTTCAGTGCAGTCGGTTGCATCAAGCATGGCCACAACAGCCTTCTCATAGGCATGCCAGATGGCTGGCTTGTCGGGTAGGTTCATGTCTGCCATTCCTTGATTGACAGGGTTGATTGGCGCACGCTGTACGCCTTCTTGGCTGGCACCAGCCGCTCGGGCGCATCCTTGTAATTGCGCATTGGCCAGTTGATGATGTACTGGCCAGCCCGGCCACGCTCGGCTTGGCCAAGCTCCTGCTTGATCAGTTTCTCAGCCTCATCAATGCTGGCCTCGGCTGCGCGGATCGCGGCCTTGTTCTCAATGATGCCCTTGGCCAGGTCGCCTACGCTGGGAGGCAGTTGGATCTCTTCCCTGTCAGCGGCCATGGGGTAGATCCGGTCGAGCTCTTTGCTGCTCTCTGGCGGGTACCAATCTATGGCTCCAGTTTTTTGGTAGGTTTTTAGCTTTTGCTCAAAGGCCAGCACCGCCTTGACGATCTCTTTCTGGGTGTCGTAGTGCGGTGCGAACAGGAACACGCGCAGCTCGATGCCCTGATACAGCACGGCAACAGCGCCCCACTTGTGCCCCGTCACCAGCATCTGGCCTTGTAACTGAATCGGGCCACGCGCCAGGTGCGGCACTTCCTCGGGCATGGTCTTGGTCAGCTTTGCCTCCAGCACGCCGGGCCCGTCAAGCACGATTGAGTCTTGGCCAACCACAAAGATCCCTTTGTCTGGGTCTGGAAAGATCTCCTGCCCGGTGCCGTGGCCAACGCCATCCAGGCTGCACGACAGCGGAATGCTGCTGTGCGTGTAGGCCTGGCCAATCTGGGTGTCGTAGTCGGTGATGCCCAGCCGCATGGCTGCTTGCTGCAAGATCACCGGCTCAAGCGTATTGCCCCAGCCCATGGCCTCATTGCCAATGTCTGGCCGCTCCTTGCCATCGATGGCATTGATGCTGTATTGCAGCTCATCATTCGGGGTGCTGTACCGGCTGAACCCGAGCAAGCCGGGCAACCGGCTGGCGCTCATTTGTTTGTCATCTGTTAATTTGCCTGCCATTTTTTACTCCTGTAATTTGTAAACACGCACCACCCTGGCATGCGCTTGGGGATGGACGGCCTCTGTGTAGCCGACCGACTTGAACTGCTTGGTGCGAAAGACCGCGCCCAAGACAGATGGATGGACACCCGGCGGCACCTCGATGATGGAGCGGATGTCGTTGATTGAGACCTCACCGCGCTGGGTGCAGACCAGCACGGCCAGCGCCCGGCAGCGCTCAAGAAACTGATGGTCTTGCTGCTCAAAGATGTCGAGCTGGCGCTCGCGCATGGCACGGCCAGCGGTGAGATCAGCTTTCACGCCTTCTCCTCATTCAGATATGCCTTCAAGCGCTTGATTCGCTGCTTTTGGCAGGCGACCATTGCCTGGGCATATTCCACCCCAGCCTCTGCCCTCAACAGATCATGCTCTGCGTGAAGTAATTCGTGCGCGGCAGTCTGTGCTGGCGGCAGCATCTTGAGGGTTGACCGAAATTCAGTCCACATGTACTTGAACATCATTTCACCAGCACATCAAAGTAGGCCAACAGCAGGATCACTCCTGAGCCTACTAAAAAGATAGCGCCGCAGAGGCTGATCAACAAAGATCGGGCTTGATCCATGTTCTGCTGAGTAAAGTAGGTCTGTTTCATTTTGCTTTCTCCTTAGTTGAGGTTGAGGCGTTTCAGAAGGTTGGAGGCCTGTGTTGGCCCCCAGGTCACATTGCCACGGGGCGTGGCTACACCGCGAGCCTCAAGGGCTGCGGCAATGTCTCTCAGGGTGCTGGCACCAGACCGGGCGATGATGTCGCGCACGATTGGGCCAACACGGTCAGCGTACTTGTCGGCTTTGACCTTGATCACTTGCACGCCGATGGCCGAGCCAATCTCAGGTGTCGGGCATCCCAGCGTGCGGCCCTTGGCCTTGACTTGGGCCAGCGCTGACTTGGTGCGCTCGGAGATTTTGCGTGCCTCCCACTCAGCGAACACGGCCATCATCTGCAAGAAGGTGCGGTCAGCCTCGGGCATGTCGGCGCAGACAAAGGGCACGCCAGACTCAAGCAGGCCAGAGATGAAGTGAACATTGCGAGCCAGGCGATCCAGCTTGGCGATCACCAGCATGGCCTTGGCCTTCTTGGCGGTGGCCATGGCGGCAGCGAGCTGCTCGCGGTCATTCTTGCGGCCAGACTCGACCTCGGTGAACTCGGCAACCAGCTCGGCAGCGCCGATGTGCTTGGCCACGGCTGCACGCTGGGCATCGAGGCCAAGGCCAGATTGGCCCTGGCGGTCGGTTGAAACGCGGTAGTAGGCGACGAATTTGCTGGTGTTGGGTGTCATGTTCAGATCCCCTTACTTAGCCAGCTTGCGGTAAAGAGCTTGAGCTTCTTCGCTCAGATCGTCGACATAAGCATCAAAGCGTCCGAGCAGCTCATCTCCAGAAAGATCGTCGGCAAGTATGTTGTACAAGCTCCAAAGCTGGGCACCAGCATCATTGATCTTGCTGGCTTCGTGAAGGCGGTCTGCAATGTGGGTCATGTTGAACTCCTTTAGGCGTTATCTGCCTGTTGAACATGATCGCAGTGTATATCGCTTTGGTAGGCTGTGCAAGTCTTTTTATTAGGACTTACCCTTAGATCGCAAGAAAGTTGCAGATGGCCTGCCTGCAAGCATATCTGGGTGATATACACTGAGCGCATGGAAACACCTACACCCAAACTCAAGCCCTTCCTGATGCGCCTGCACCCGCAGACGCGCCAACTGCTGGACACCGCCGCTGCCGACCAGCACCGCAGCGTTTCGTCCATCATTGACCAGTGCGTCAGAGACCAGCTCCAGCCCCGCTACGGCGAGCTCACTCCCCGACTTCAGCGGTTCCTGTCTGGCGTGAGGCAACCATGACCCACGCAGACGCAGTGCGCATCCTGGACATGTCCAAGGATGGCGTGGAGTACCCGACACCTGTCATTGTTGAGGCGCTGGCCATGTGCGGTGATGCCGACCATGCCACCCAGATCCCATGCTCCGAGATGGAAGAGTTTGTTGAGGCATTGCGGCAGTCTGGTGCGCTATGAGCGAGACCATCCTTGCCCTTGACCTGGGCACCACCACCGGCTGGGCATGCAGGCAGATGACCGGCCCTGTCGTGCATGGGTGGTCGAGCTTTAAGCCTGGCCGCTATGAGGGTGGCGGCATGCGCTACTTGCGGTTCAAGCAGTGGCTGACCGAGCTCAAGGGCACGCTGGGCGGTGAGCTCCACGCTGTGTATTTTGAGGAGGTCAGGCGGCATGCCAGCACCGACTCAGCGCATGTCTACGGCGGCTTGCTGGCCACCCTGACAGCCTGGTGCGAGCACCACAAGATCCCGTACCAAGGCGTGCCGGTTGGCACGATCAAAAAGCACGCCACGGGCAAGGGCAACGCTGGCAAGGATGAGATGGTCAAGGCCATGCAGGCCAAGGGCCACCCGGTAACTGATGACAACGAGGCAGACGCTTTGGCGATCCTGCATTGGAGCTTGGAGCAACACGCATGACAACCATTCTCACCTTCTTTGTGCTGGTCAGCCTGGGCTCGGGCCTGACATTGCTGGCCATTTACTGCCTGATCAAGCTGTGCGAGGTCAAATGAGCCGCGCACCTGTTTACGGCGAGCTGCAAATTGCAGCGATCCCGAGTGAGGTCAGAACAATTTGGCATACCCGTCATGAGGAGCTGCCAGAGCTGCCGAGGCAGGGTTGGTCATGGCAGCATGAAGACAACCTAGACCAGGTTGAGTGCCGGGAGCTGTTGACCAAGATCCTGATAGACGCGCCACTGACCGAGCGGCAGGAGATTGTGATCAGGCTGCTGGTTGTTGAAGAGTTGACCCTTGTAGAGGTTGGCCAGCAGTTGTCTATATCTGGCCAGCGCGTGCGCCAGATCTACAAACAAGCCATGCGCAGGCTGCGCAGATACCAGATGGGCATTACCGGCATATCGGTTTACGAGCTGGACTGCGAAGTGATGACATGGAATCATTGGAAATGGAAAAAGTCATGCATGTAAGCTATGTCAAGCTTTACCGTGATGATGACGGGGTGGTCAGGGATAGCCAATCGGCCAATGGGGAGTTTCGCAACTTGCACCACCAGATCGAGCTGCTCAAGAACGCGCTTGAGATCGAGATGCAGTCGGTCGCCGACCTCCGCGAGCTGCTTGACCAGGTCAGGCGCATGGCGCTGGAGCTCAATGAGCAACTGACCAAGGGCAATGACTGACATGATCTGCCCCGTATGCAAGGCCTGGGTCGAGGTCAAGGAGACCCGTCAGCGCCCCGACAACAGCATCTACAGGCGCTATGAGTGCGCCAACATTCACAGGTTTGTGACCACCGAGGCGGTGACCCGAGTCATCAAGGCCAAGGCACCCAAGCCCCAATGAAACTCTTAAAGAGGCAGTTCAAGGTATGGTATCCAAAGTTCAAGGGGCCAATCGAGCCCGACATGACCATCATGCTGATGGCCTGCGCACGGGAGCTGCTGACTACATGGGAGGCGCTCAGAGACAAGGAGCTGATCACCCGGCACCTAGCCAGCATGGACAAGCGCTACGGGCCCGGAGCAGAGCAGCGGGTGCGCGACTACATGCATGAAATCAAGAAAACCGAAAGAGGTATATGAATGAGCTGGCTTTATTCGCAGGCGCTGGTGGAGGAATTATCGGGGGACACCTCCTCGGATGGCGAACAGTCTGCGCCGTTGAGTGGGAGCCCTACCCAGCAAGCGTACTGTGCGCCCGACAGAATGACGGTCTTCTCCCGCCTTTCCCGATTTGGGATGATGTTCAGACCTTTGACGGCAAGCCGTGGCGAGGCATTGTTGATGTCGTATCTGGCGGGTTTCCCTGCCAAGACATCTCAGCCGCAGGGGGGGGGGGTGGAATTGATGGAGAGCAATCAGGAATGTGGACAGAAATGGCTCGCATCATTCGTGAAGTTCGACCCAGCCATGTCTTTGTGGAGAACTCACCAATGCTCACTACTCGGGGGCTTGGACGAGTTCTTGGCGACTTGGCCGCAATGGGGTTTGATGCAAGGTGGGGAGTGCTGGGAGCTGACTTTGCAGGATTTGACCATAAGCGAAACCGAATCTGGATTGTTGCCGACCATGCTGGCGACAGATTGGAAGGGGGGAACAACAGCCGCTCGCCAAGACAATGGAAAACTAAGATTCGATCAATGGCGGGACTATGTAAAGCTAAAACACGGGTTGACATACCCGCACCCGATGCATTCGGAGATGCGAATGGGATGGCCGCTCGGGTGGACAGACTTAAAGCCATTGGCAACGGACAAGTCCCACTCTGCGCTGCAACAGCATGGAGGCTGCTAAGTGAGCGCCATGCCTGACAACATTGTCCAGTTCAAGCTGCCTGCCAAGAAGCCCCGCATCTACCTCAAGGAGGCGATGCCAGACCAGCGCAAGATCTCGGTCATGCCCATCAAGGCGCTGACAGACCCAGCGCTCACTGACGGCTCAATCAGAACCCTGGGCGTGCTGTGCTCCTACTGCAACCGGGCAGGCATCACCTGGGTGAGCCAAGCCAGGCTGGCCAAAGACCTCAACATCAGCCGCCAAGCCATCACCAACCAGCTCATGCGGCTCAGAGCTGCAGGCTATGTGGAGATCCTCAAGAAGGGTTTCAGGGGCGAGCGGTGCAACACCCTGCGGATCATCTACGACTCAACAGTAGACGCTGAGACAGCCATGGCGGTCACCTCCAGCATAGAGGACACCAGACCGCCATTAATCATAAAGGAGCAACGAGACCAGGCAGACAAAGCAGACTTAGAGGGCCAGCAAAGGGTCGCCCAAGCCATCAGCAAAGCACTCAGACAACCAGCAAAGAGGAGTCCAATCGTGGTCAAATCAACCGACACAATGACAGTCAAGAGCATCAAGAATGCCATCAAAAAGGCAAAGCCAGCCAGTTCACAGCCTGTGGATAACTCATCCCACATAGGACACCCAGCAGTGTCCAATGAAGCGCAAAAAGAGCAGTCACATAGGCAACCAATAGGACACTCGGGAGTGTCCCTAAACGCTGAGAACACTAGAAGTCAGGGTACTAGTAGACAGGTTGTTAAAGAAAGTCTTTTAACAAGGATGAATTCAAGTAACCTGTTAACAAGTAACTTGACTTCAGTTCTTGGACACCAAGAAATTGCAGAGCTGATTGCAGACGGAATCGGAGCCA